AATGGCTTTGTGTCCTTTACGATAGTAGTTGAAAAAATTCTCCTGATTTTCTGTGAGAGCCCAGATTTCTTTCAAATCTGAACCACGGACTTTGTGTTTGGATTCCTGATCCTCTTGAAGAATATAAGTTTGGGACGTGACCAACTTAAGGCGCTTTTTTCTGGACATGGAATGGTTGGGTTGGGGGTAAAAAATCCCGCCAAGGCCGAAGCCCGGACGGGATTTGAATAGGACGGAGAGTCCTTAGATGTAACTACTGTTGTTTTTAAGTGTTGAACCGGGAGTTTTTTCATGAATCTTGTGTAGTACCTCTTTGAATCCATTATCGGGCCGACGAATTCGCAGTCGGACGGCATCTCCGATGGTAGGTGCTGTGAACATCACTTTTTGCACCTTCATCTCACCACACTTTGGACAGGGTTCCTCCGTAGGTTGATTCATGTTGGGTATACTTAGAAACTTCGTGAAATACTCCTCACATTCTTCACACTGATACTCATATGTTGGCATATTTTTATTTATCTTTCGTAGTTTTCTGCGACACGTTGAACAGCATCACGAACCCATTGCAACAGCAACACAGCGGACTCATTGCCATGCACCAACCGTTCAATGTTGTCCAGTTCTTCATGAACCTCTGTCACAAAATATCGTATTCTGTTGTCAACTTCTTCATAATATTCTTCATGCTTTTCCATGACTCCCCCTACTTGATGGAAGATGAAGCATCAGCAATTGCCTTATCTTCACGAAGTTCAAGAAATACTGGAAGAAACAAACTGTGTTGCAAAGTCTTTTTGTCCTGAATACGAGCATTGTACTTCACAGCCACAATCTTACCTACTGTTTCCTCTCTTGTGTATTTATCACGTTGTTCATCAGTGAAGCCAGACCCCACATTCACTTTCACCACACCATCATCAGATTCCAGCACCAAGGCACCCAACTTGCCCACATTCTTGCCAGTCCCTTCCTGCCAATCCACACACTTCATGTCACATTCCAATTCTCCCTTGAACTTCACCTGGTGCTTCACACGCTTGTCTTCCCAGGGAGCATTGATGTCCTTCAAGATGATACCTTCCTCACCATCCTGAAAATATTCCTCGAAGATGTGATGTGCCTCATCCTCAGTAGCCACTTCAATGTTTTCAATCAACGAGATGCGAACAGGCAGTTCCATTTGTTCCAGCATGTGGAATCGGTCACCATAGGGCGTGTCACAATGTCCGGTCTGGAAATCTGTAAAAGGAATCACATCCCAGATGGTGGCATGAACCATGCCAGCTTCCTTGTCTGTGATGGTGCCTTTCACAGCCTTGTTCAGGATGCCATTGCCTTTCTGACGATTCATGATGCCATTGGCATCCAGCACCACCAGTTCACCATCAAACACTGTTGGATTGTTTTCTGTCAACTCCAAGAATTCCTTTTCCAGATGTCCCAGCAAGTCAATTTGCTTACCGTTTCTGGAACGAAACTCCACGGTCCCATTCTTCACAATGGCATTGAATCGCATCCCATCCAACTTCAATTGCACATAGGCAGGATAAGTCATCTTGTTCATGATTTTTTCATCAAAGCCAGATGCCAACATCACAGGATAGGTGGGAATCAAACCAGGCCAAATCTTGTTCACAGTGGCCTCAGACACACCACAGCGCAAATCCTTCTCAATGATGCGTTCCACCACCTTGGCATCATCAGCCGTGACACTTTCCAAAATGATTTTCAAATGATTGATGGCAGCATTGCCTGTCACCACACGATTGATGATGTTGTTCAGATTATCTAAAGCACCATTCAAACTCATGGTACCCTTGGTGTGTTTCAGAGTTGTGTTGGTGTAGGTGGGAATCTTTCGAATGTAAAATTGTGTATATGGGTCAAGAGCAAGAAACAACACACGCCGGAGTGTTGCATCCGCCGCTGCGCCTTGCGTCGCATGATGTTGCCTCAAAATGGCTTCTTTTTCCAACCGGCTGGAAGTAGCTGCCAATGTCACAAAAATAGATTCCATGATATCCTCCTTGTAGTAGTATAAATATAACAAGATGTGAAACTTTGTCAAGCCCAACCATTTTACTATGCCTTGCCATGAGCTATAAAAATAAAAAGTGGACAGATTTTGACCAATCCTATCTAAAAACATTTGGTGAAGAAGTACCAATATACACACCATCTGTGTATCGTGAATCTCGTGGAGAAATCTTCACCTCTTACCAAAGTCATCTTCATCCAGCCAATGAAGTGTTGCCTAAAGGGTTACACGTACATACCAAATTTTCCAAATCATACAAAAATGTTCTGCGGGGTTTGCACTACGATGATAAATCCTGGAAACTGATTCAAGCAGTGGTTGGTGACATCTATTTGATTGTTCTAGATACACGATGGGGTTCACCTCATTATGGTAAGTGGGAATCTTATATACTATCCGATAAAACTCGGGATCAGATTCTTGTCCCACCTGGTTTTGCCAACGGCCATTATGCCCTGACAGATTGCATGTTTCACTACACATTTTTCTATGATGGAGAATACGTAGATGAAACACAACAAAAAGTTGTGAAATGGTATGACACCAGATTCAATATGGTGTGGCCTACCAATACACCCACTGTGCATGGTCGTGACCAATGATAACCAATCTAGAACAATATCCTATTATACGAGAAGTCCCTTACACCCCACAAAATTTATTGGACTTTGAGCAACAAGTTGTAAATAGTTGGGAAAGTGCCAAGATTCGTGGCCCTGTTCACATCTCTAATGGAAATGAACAGGAATTGATAGAAATCTTTCAAAGAATTCATCCTACAGATTGGGTGTTTTCCACGTGGAGGTCACATTATCATGCTCTCTTGAAAGGCGTGGATCTGGATTGGTTGATGAACAAAATTCTATCTGGACATTCCATGACTATTTGTAACATGAAGGAAAAATTCTATGCTTCTGCCATAGTAGGTGGTTGCTTACCTATTGCATTAGGAGTAGCCCAGGCGCTGAAAAGAAACAACAGTACTGAGAAAGTTTGGTGCTTTATAGGGGACATGAGTTTTGAATCTGGGTTGTTCTATGAAGTTCATAAATATGTAAGAAACTTCCAACTACCATTACATTTTGTAGTGGAAGATAATAATCTATCCACATATACACCAACAGAGCACACATGGGGTGTGAAAAGACCAATACCTGATGATGTGATTCATTACACTTACACTTCAAAATATCCACATTATGGCACAGGAAAATGGGTGGCATTCTAACATGTTTAAAGATAAAAAAGTATTAGTTACTGGTGGAGCAGGAATGATAGGAAGGTCATTGGTTGACCTTCTTGTGAACGCTGGAGCACAAGTGACAATTGCTGATTTGTCCTTGCCAACAGCTTTGCCGGTTGGTGTTGATTTTGTCCACACAGACCTGCGGTATTTTAAAAATTGTTTAGATATTTGTTCTGATAAAAATTATGTGTTCAATTTAGTTGGAGTGAAAGGTTCACCTAAAATGTGTGCAGAACAACCTGTGGATTTCATGGTTCCCATGTTGCAATTCAACACCAACATGATGCAAGCTGCCTATGAATCTGATGTGGATTGGTATCTGTATACCAGTTCTGTAGGAGTCTACGCTCCAGCAGAGGTGTTCTATGAAGATAGCGTGTGGCAAAGTTTTCCTTCCCCCAACGATAGATTTGCTGGTTGGGCTAAACGAATCGGAGAACTGCAAGCAGAAACCTATAAAATACAATACGGGTGGGATAGAATATCCATTGTTCGTCCTGCCAATGTCTATGGTCCTTATGACAATTTCAACCCTGCCAATGCCATGGTGGTCCCTTCACTTATACGAAAAACACAGGAACAAGATGTTTTAGAAGTGTTTGGTGATGGGTCACAGATACGAGATTTCATTTATTCAGATGATGTGGCCCGAGCCATGATGTTTGTTGTGGAAAATCAAATCACTTCTCCAGTAAATGTGGGGTCTGGGGCAGGCAACAGTATCAAAGAAGTAGTGGAACTGGTGGTGAAATACTCAGGTAAAAATCCTAATATATATTGGAACACTTCTGGGCCCACTGGAGATAAAATTCGTTTGTTTGACACCACCCGGCTATCTTCTTTTGGATTTACACCCACTGTGACATTGGAACAAGGTATTGAAAAAACTACAGAATGGTTTTTGAACAACCGCGAAGTCCTAGAAAAACGATACAATCCTTTCATCAATCATTAATCATGAATTTCTTTTATAATAAAACTGTAGTGGTCACTGGCGGTTCCGGATTCATTGGAACTCATTATCTACAAGAACTGATTCGTCGGGGGGCTAAAGTACGGACTCACACTCACCACAAATCCTTACAATTTCAGCATGATTTTTTGGAAGTTGTTCCCAACATTGATTTGTTGAACATGAAAGATTGTGAAACATTGGTGAGGGGGGCAGATTATGTGATTCATTGTGCGGGTGAAGTGGCCCATCCGTCTACAGTGCCTACAGATGTACAAATATCTTTAAAACAATTGAATTTAATTGGCAATGTACTGGAAGCATCTTACAAAGCGGGTGTGAAGAAGTTTCTGGACCTTAATAGCTCAACTGGATACCCAGATATTAGACGACCTTTACATGAAGATGAATACTGGGTGGATGAACCTTACAAAGCATATTACGGTTATGGTTGGATGCGAAGATACCGTGAAAAGCTTATGGAGCATGTTTCTAAAATATCCAACATGGAAATTGGTTTGGCTCGTGGAACTGCTATATTTGGGCCCCATGACAATTTCAACTTGAAAACCTGTCATGTTGTGCCGGCATTAATCAAACGAGTGTTGGACCAGGAAAATCCTTTTATTGCCTGGGGTTCACCTGATGTGGTACGTGATTTTCTCTATGTGAAGGATGTGGTGTTAGGCGGATTATTGATTTTGGAAAAAGGAGAATCTATGCGTCCCTACAATCTGGGGTATGGCAACGGTATCACTATAGGTGAAATTTTAGAAACTATTATTAAAGTAACAAATTCAAAATTAGAAGTTATCTGGGATAACACTAAACCAACCACTATACCTTTCCGAGCAGTCTCTATTGAAAGAATACAAGAAGAATTGGGATTTCATCCTAAATACACGTTTGAAGATGGTATAAAAGAAACAGTAAATTGGTATAGAAAAGGATTGAGTGTATGATAAAAAAAGAACTCTTAGTGGTTTACAATATGTTTGGGGGAGATGAATTTTCAGTAGATAAGTATGTTGAGGAAATATCCGCTATATTCTGGCACATAAAAGAACATAACTTACAAAATACAGTTCGAGTGGTCGTATCTTCTGTATTAAACACAGACGATTGTATAGAAGAATTAAAAAATACTTTTATAGATGAAGTGGTAATATTCAGATACGAGAATAGAATTCCTGTGCAGGTCAGTTTCAATAAAACTGTACTGACTGCTTTGGAATTTTTTAATGAAGATTATAATGGGTATTTCTACATCAGTGCAGGGATACAACTCACGCAAATTACAGATTTATTTCCTAGAATAATTGAAAAAAATAATAGTGGTGAATACGGAATCATCCATCTGCATGTTGATACGGATGCCGACCATCATCAAATGTATCCAGAAGAACATAAAAACATTGACTTTCAAGAAGATTATGTTATACCAATAAAACATTTTTGTAATTTTCATGTGGCTGTGATAAACAAAGATATCAAAAATTTCTTTGGTGTGCCGCACCCAGATGTTTGGGGGAGATGTGGTATGGAACCAGTTCTGTCTTATGTGTGTTCTTCCTTAAGAAAACGATATATACTACTGGGTAATTCCTACTGCATTCATTCTCACACATGGAACAATATGTATAAAACCAATTCTTTTATTTTTAAAGGTGCTAAATTCAAAGACATCACTTGTGGACTTTTGTGGGGTAGAACTCCCGACATCATAAAAAATGACGTAGAGGCAATAGAATCTGGTTTGGGATATTGGGCTGGAAAAGGTGATACATATTTCAGAATTGAACCTAATCTAGAAAAATATGATGACCAGTATCTTTCCACAGATAATCGTTTAAAGTACGGTGTGAAAAGATGCTATTTTACTAACAAGACTGAAGTAGACTATGATACCATCAACTATATTATAAAATGAAAAATGTATTAATAACCGGAGTTACTGGAATGGTGGGTTCCCATCTATTAGATTTTCTTTTAGAACACACAGATTGCAACATTTATGGATTATGTAGATGGAATGAATCCATGGACAACATTGAACATCTTACAGACAACATCAACAAAAAAGAGCGAGTGCATCTAATCTACGGTGACTTGAATGATTTCCCCTCTTTGGTTGCCGCCATAAAAAAAGCTAAACCGGACTATGTATTTCATTTGGGTGCACAGTCTTATCCCCTCACAAGTTTTGATTCACCTATTGAAACCTTACAAACCAATATTTTAGGCACAGCTAATTTATTGGAAGTTCTTCGAAATTCTGATTATAAAAATGCTAGAATTCATGTATGTGCATCCAGTGAAATATTTGGGAAAGTACCAAAAGAAAAACTTCCGATAGATGAAGAATGTAGCATACACCCAGCATCACCGTATGCCATTTCCAAAGTAGGTACCGACTTAATAGGAAGATTTTACGCAGAAGCATATGGTATGTGTGTGATGACCACCAGAATGTTTACTCACACCGGCCCTCGGCGTGGTGATGTGTTTCATGAGTCTACATTTGCCAAACAAATAGCCATGATTGAACATGGTTTACAGGAACCTAAAATATTTGTGGGTAATTTAAATTCTTTACGTACTTATGCTGATGTCCGAGATGCTGTTCGTGCTTATTGGATGTTGTTAAATGTAAATCCTATAGCAGGAGAATATTACAACATTGGAGGAACTTATACGTGTAAAGTAGGTGACACATTAAACTTTTTGATATCGCAATCTTCTGTGCCTAACATTGAAATTGTAGTGGATTCAGACCGTTTGCGTCCTATTGATGCAGATTTACAGGTTCCCGATACTACAAAATTCACTCTACATACTGGATGGAAGCCAGAAATACTGTTTGAAAAAACCATGATGGATTTGTTAGAATATTGGAGAAGTAAAATTACCCAAGGTAGAAGATACCTAAACCGTTGAGGATTAAAAATGCCCGAGAGAAAATATTTACCTACATTAAGTGAGCTAGTGGACCGTTTAAGCATTGTGCAATTGAAAGAAGTGTTTATTCCAGAACATAAAAAAGAATATTCTGAAGAAATCAAACAGATTGTACATGACATTCAACTGATTCTAGATGAAAATTCTGAAAATCTTGTAACGGCTGAAACCATTCGCGCCATTGTTGTGTTGTCTCAAATCAACTTACATATTTGGCAC